AATTCTTAACTATGACTACCACAACCGTTGATATCGATACCGAACTATCCGCAGTCAATGCGATTCTTGGTAGCATTGGCCAGTCTCCTATATCAGGTTTAGACTTTGCAAACCCTGAGATATCATTCATATACAATCTACTTAAAGAATGTAACCAAGATGTACAGAATGAAGGCTGGACATTTAATTTAGAATATCATATAAAAAATTCAAACAAAAATGCTGATAATAAATTCATCATAGACTCAGATGTTGTACGAATAGATAATGAGGATGCATGGGACAAGACTCGTGATTTTGTAAGGCGAAAGGATAGTGATGGGCTATGGAAACTATACGATAGAGTTAATCATACATTTGAATTTCCAGATGATGATTACTTCTATGTAAATTATGTAAGACTATTAGAATTCGAAGATATACCGACAGTATTCCAAAGGTATATAATATATAAAGCATCAGGTAGAGCAGCTGTACAGTTAGTGTCTAATGCAAATCTACAGAAGATGCTAGCAATATACGAACAACAAGCTAGAGCTGCTTGTATGGAATACGAATGTAATCAAGGTGACCATAACTATATGGGATGGCCTGATGAATCAGCTTATCAATCATATAAACCTTATCAATCACTGAGAAGATAATGTCAAGTGTTACACAAAAAATACCTAGTTATGTACTAGGGATATCGACACAACCAGATGAGAAGAAAGTACCCGGCCAAGTTGTTGATTTAGTTAATGGTGTACCTGATGTTGTTACTCAATTAACTAAACGTCCGGGTAGCCAATTAGTTAATACATTATCACCATCTACTGCAGCAAATGCTAAGTGGTTTAGTATTTATACTAAGAGTGATGAACAGTATATTGGACAATGTGCTGCAGACGGTGTTGTTAAAGTATGGAGATGCAGCGACGGTGTTGAGATACCTGTTGATTATGCTGATGTTGCTGGAACAAACAAAGCTACCTACTTAGATAACACTGCATTATCAGATGAGAAGTCTTCTGATATACAAGCACTAACAATAAATGAAACAACCTTCTTTGTTAACAGACGTAAAGCTGTACATATGAAGAGGGGCACAGGTGATCTATCTCCTGCTCAATTGAATGAAGCTTATATATCTTTAGATACTATTGCCTATGGTAAGCAGTATGCTTTAGATATATTTGATCCATCAAGTAATACTACCTATACACATACTAGAGCTACATCACTTTCAGTTGATGAATCTACCTCTTATAGTGGTACATCTAATGGTGACTGCTTAGGTATGGGTAGAGAGGTAGTTAATATAAGTACAGGTACAGATAAGTTTGGAACCTCACCACCTAACATGAGTGCTAATGGTAAGTCCAGACTTAGGTATGAGATGGATACAAGATGCACACCACAGATAACAGCAGATAGTAATAATGATACTGTTGATAATTATCATGACACATACCAACCATTTGTTAAACTACAGTTTGGTGGAGAAGGATGGGCAGTAAATGATACTCATCAATATACATCAGAGAAGGGTTTAACTACCACAGTAAAAGTAAAGAGTGTTGTTAATATAGTTTCTAGAGCTAATGTAGCTGCTGTACGTCCAGCTTGTACATCATCATCAGCTGAAGAACATGTGTCTTCTGGTGGTATTCTAGGTGATTTAAAGACTACATTAGATGCTATATCTGGTACAGGTATTACAGCTACAGTATGTGGAAATGGTATTCATTTGTACAGAGCTACTCCATTTGGTGTAACATCACCTGAGAAACAGTTAATGACTGTTACTACAACTGAGGCTAATAACATAGCTGATCTACCACGTGTATGCCGTCATGGATATACAGTTCGTATAGTTAACAGTGGTGAAGATATGGATGATTACTACCTACGGTTCCAAGCTGAAGGTATTAGTGCATCAATTTCTAAAGCTGCTACATATTCTAGGTCTGGTACTACAGTTAGTGTAGCATCTACAGCTCATGGTTTAAGTAATGGTGATAAAGTATTTATTGACTTCACTAGTGGAGCAGCAGGAGACGGTCTATATACAGTCTCTAACGTATCTACTAACGCATTTGATTTAGCTAGTAATACATCATCTGGTACTATCAGTGCAGGTGAAACTTGTACATACACTCCAGCTCGCTTCGGAGAGGGCGTGTGGGAAGAGGTAGCAGCTCCTGGGATAACAACTACCTTAGACGATGATACAATGCCTCTGAAGCTCACCAGGGTACTTCCTGGGACATTCTCTATTAATGGAGGAGGTTCAACTACTTATTCTAATGGAGCCTTTAGATTTGGTTATCCAGCTTGGGGTGAGCGTGACGCAGGTGATGATATAACAAACTCAGAACCTTCTTTCATTAGTTATCAAGATTCAGCTGGTAATTGGAGTTATAAATATATTCAAAAAATGATATTCTTTAGGAATAGAATTGCCTTACTTAGTGAAGAAAATATAATTCTATCTAGAGTTAATCAATTCTATAACTTCTGGGTTAAGACAGCTATGGCTATCTCTAACGCAGATCCTATTGACTTACAATCTAGTTCTACATATCCAACAAAATTATACGATGCGGTAGAATCAAATGCTGGTTTAGTTATATTTAGTGCTAGTGAACAGTTCCTATTAAGTTCAGGTGCTGAAGCATTACTGACACCTGAAACTGCAAAGATTACTTATGCATCTTCATATGCTTTTAACCCTGATACATCACCTATATCATTAGGTACTACTATAGGTTTCATAAACAACACAGCTAGAGAATCTAGGTTCTACGAAGTTGCAGGTATTTCTACTAGAGAAGAACCTCAAATAATGGAACAAACTAAAGTTGTTGGAGCTTTATTTCCACAAAATGCTAGTTTAGTATGTGGTTCTACTGAAAATGATATACTTCTATTTGCGGTAGATAGTACCTTACACACTGCTTCCAATGAAGTATGGGGTTATAAATGGTATGAATCTGGTAAAAAACGTTCTCAATCAGCATGGTTTAGATGGACATTACCAAACAATGTTGTCTATCATACGATATTAGATGACGTATATTATGCAGTATTAAATACTGGATCAACATTTACACTAGAAAAATTTGACATAAAATTAACTTCAGATACACCTATGATAGGTGATGTACCTGATGAAAATAGGATATTTTTAGATACTAAGAAAACTATTGCAACAGGTGATATAACCTACAACGGACAGACTGATGTTTCTACGTTTACATTAGGTGCTGGATTCTATAGTTCTAGAACTTTAACAGCATACTGTACTACAGATAGTGATGCACGTGGTAAGAGTTATGATATACCAGCTGCTAAGATAACTGGTACAGCTCCTAACCAAACAGTAACACTTCCTGGTAACTGGAAAACTTCTACTAAAGATGGTAGTTCAGTTAACACAGATCTGATTATAGGATATGAGTATGAGTTTGAAGTCGAACTACCAAAGATTTATATAACTAGATCTGATGGTCAAAGAGCACAAGCTGAGACACGTGGTTCATTAGTTATACATAGAATGAACTTTGACTTTGGTGATGTAGGTGTTATAGATGTTACACTTAAAAGAAGAGGAAGAGATGATTATACCTATACAGTTGAATCTCTTGAATGGGATAATATACTAGCTAGTACACCAGCTATAGCTGACTCATATAATCACACTATACCTGTCTATGATAGGAATGAAAACCTAACAGTATTAATTAAATCTAATCACCCATCTCCAGCTACTATTCATTCTATGAACTGGGAAGGAGACTATTCACCAAGATACTATCAACGTGTCTAATTACATTCACCCAATTACAATGGAGGCTGCTGTTGAAGTGGCCTCTAATCTTCGTCCTGATGATTATAGAGAAGTGTTTGAAGGCCATGGCCATTTCCCACTTTTCCAAATCCCGATGGCTGCTTTTAACGGAGATACAGTTTGGTTCGAAGTCCCCAACGGCAAGACTGCCGGACTAGCGGGAGTGCAAGAAGGTGGTAAAGTATGGATGTTATGTACACCTGCAATCCATGATTACCCTTTAACTTTCGCACGTGAAGCCAAACGATTTATAGAAAGCAGAGAAGAGACACTCCTTTGGAACATTGTAGATAAACGGAATACCGCTCATCTAAAACTTCTAAAGTTTCTGGGATTTAAGTTCTTAAGGGAACTTGAACATGGTCCCAACAAATTAACCTTTATAGAATTTTGCCGTGTGCGAACCAGTAACAATGGCGACGATGGCGATAGGAGCTGCAGGACAAGTAGCATCCCATCAAGCCGAAGGCGCAGCCGTTGAAGGCCGAAACCGAGCCAAACTAAAAAACTTTGACCGAGCTAATAAACAGTATCGTGATGAGATAATGTTTGATCAAGTTCAATATGAAAATGATCAGATCGAAGCAGATATAGAATATGATAATACATACCAAAATATGGTAGATCAATTTGCTGAACAAGATGTTGCACTAGATAAATTGTTTGCAGAAGGAGATCAGAAATTAGAATCAGCAATAATTGATATGTATGAAAGTGATTATGCAGGGACACAAACAGGTCGAACTGCAATGAGATTAGCTGGAAAAAGTGCTAAGAAACTTGGTCAATACAAATCTCATTTAATACATACTATGATGATGGCTGAAACTGATGTCAGTCGAGCGAAGGATCAGATTGGTAAAAAAGCTGAATCTGATGCACGTTCTATATATAATAAAGTACGCTTTGCTCCTTCAGTTGGACCTACACCACAGGCACCTGAGTTAGAAGCTAAACCGTCTTCTGCTGGATTAATACTTGGATTAGCAGGTACGGCTGTACAAGGCTTTAAAGATTTCAAATCTTTCAAAGCAGATAATAAAGGTCTTAAAGGTAATAAAAAAATTACCAAACGATCTGCTGAAGCTTATAACAGGAAAAATTATCATAACCGTGGTGGTATCACCTACGATCAACATTGGACAGGTATCAATGAATTAGGGGAGAAATAATCATGCCTTCATTTAACGAAAATCTAAATAGATTACGTGCAGGTTCCCGTGCATCTACTAAAGATGCCATGGCAATTGAAACTGCAGCTGCTAATGAGAGAGGCCAGGCTGGTATTAAACATGTAGCAAATATTAGAAGTAAACTTGAACCTTTCTCTGGCCACCTAAGAGATTGGAAAAAGTTAGATATTGCTCATCAAGAAAAGATTGGTAAGAGAGAAGCACGGAAAGCAAGGAAAGAACAACAAGCAAAGATCAAAGAATTACAAGGTAAGATAGGTGAAATAGAAAGTGTAAAAACCTTAAGTCCTAAAAGGCTGAAGGCTTTACCACCGACAATTGCCTTAAGTGCAGACGAAGAAAAGCTTTTTGGGAAAAACGGTATCCAAGGTTTAAGTAAGGATAGACAAAAAGAGATCACAGACTATTTTAAAGTACATCCATATGGTGGTACTTTTTTAGCAGAGCAATTTGAATCAGTCGAAGCACAGCATGATGCTTTGAATAAGATGAAAGGCGAGTTGTTACATAATCAAGAGTACTTAGCTGATGCCTATCCTGATGCTGCTAGAATTGAGAAATTAAGTCCACATGCTCAAGTAGGTTATGCAAAAGAAAAACTACGTTTACATAAAGAGAAGTGGCCAGATGAATTAACATTTTGGTTGGCTAATAGTGGTGATGAAGTTGAAATAGAAATAAATGGTAATGCATTTACGGTAGTCCCAAAGGATCTCCATAATGTTCTGAATATGGAGGATGGTGAAGAGAAAGATGACAAGTTAAAAGAACTTTTTGGTGGTAAGGATAATCAAATAATTACAACTCTAGCTGATGTTAATAGCTTACAAGTTGTAGAAGCAGTATTAGATAAAGGCTCAGACATGTTGTTTGAAAAGCTTGGTCTTGATCAATACTCAGATGAGATGCTTGAATTAACTGGTATTGAAGATATTATACAATCTACAAAAGAAAAGTTAAATGCAACAGCTAGAGCTAAATTTCTTGTAGTAGATAGTGCTAATGTAAGAGGAAAAGCACTTGTTCAATGGAATAATAGTGACAAAAATTCTAAAGATTTAGAACGTGTTATACTTCAATCTAAATGGACTGCAGATGCTAAAGGTAATTTATTAGGTAATTCTGGTGGATTAGATTTTGCTTTCAAACAACTTACACAAATGGGTGTTACTGCTGGTAATACAGGAATAGCTGATACTTATGGTGATATGCCTTTACCACCTTCTTTTGCTCAAGAACTAGGAGTACCTATTGGTACTACATGGGCAGAGAAATGGCCTGGTAGATTCAAATCACTTAGGACTGATATCAAATCAGGTATTGTTAAAGCTGTTAATGCAGAACGAGAATATCAAGAATCATTTGGTACAGAGTTGAATAATAGATTTACACAAGAAGTACGTGAATCTGCAACAGCTGGAACACCTATGACCCCTGATAGAGTGAATTGGTATAAAGATCAGTTTGGTAAAGCTGGTTTACCTATACCATCAGATGTATTAAAGTGGGAAAGCACAAGTCAAAGAGATGCTAGAAAAGATAAAGATTTAATTGAAGCCCTGAAAGATTCTCAAGGTGGTGTTATAACAAACCAACAACTAGATTCTTTCAATCCATCAGCTGCAAGTGAATTTAGAAAGGAAGCTGATTCTTATGAAAAAGGTTTACTTGAAGAATACAATGTTGAAAATCTAATCAAAGCTTCTTTAGACCAAACCTTCACTGGAATGGGTCTGAAAGGTAATGAAAAGAATAGGATATATCAAGAAGCCTTTAAAAATGCTAAGATAGATTACATAAAGCAATTCAATAAACTCAGAAACATGGGTTTAGATGAAGCTCATGCTAACTATTTAGCTTTAAATGGTAGCCCTGGAGAAGGTAAGGACACTGAAGGACAACCTTTAGTAGGATTCCATGGTGTTTTACATGAGATAGATACAAAAGGTGAAGGTAGTAAGTATGTCATAACAGGTCAGAATGTACAAGACAGCTTAGGAGATGCTTTTGTTAGAGTTGGTTATATCAACACAGCTAAAAAACAAATCCAAAAGAACAAAAATTCTGTAACTACTGGTCTATTAGGAGGTCAATACGGTCAAGATCAGATGAATATTATTGCAGCTAATATAGAAAAATATGGCTTAGACAGAGGTTTGAATATGTCTGACGAAGCTGTAGAATTTTATAGAGGAATTGCAAGAGGTACAGATCTTAGATCAACTGGTGGATGGATGGGAATATTAGATGCACAATTAAAAGCCAATATACCTGGACACGAAGGCTTATGGCCAAAAGGAGATCAACCTAGTGCTGTTTCCTTATTAACAGGAGTAAATGGTGATGGACAACAAATTCCAGATCCTACTGGTTTAAAACCTTTAACAGATCAAGCTATGAGAGCAATCGCAAATGCAGATAGTTACACAGAATTTTTATATGCAGTAAATGTATTACAAGATGCAGGGTATGATACATCCTCAATCTTTGATCAACCAGAAAATCTAGTAAATTACTTGGGGGAATAACATGGATGAACTAGCAATTAATCCCGATGAGTTCAATCCAGCCGATTCTACCCTTGAAATGGAGGGGGTTGGAAAGACTGTCGAGGCAATTCAAGAGGCTTACCAAGAGGAACCTTTCCAACAACCTCTAGAAGAACAAGAACAAGAAGTAAACCAATTAGCTTTACAAAAACAACAAGAAGCTACAGGTGAGACTAAAGTACAACAGAGTACTGATGCTAAATTAAGAGAACAGATATATACTGATCCTGAACAACCTACTCCTACTACTGCACAAGCACCACAAACTGCAGATGAGTTACTTAAAAGTAGAACAGGAGCACCTACTCGTACTCTTAGAAAAGGTGAAGATGGGTTAATACTAGATGAAGATTTAGTAGATATTAATGGTAGAGCTATACCTGAAGGTGTTAAGCAAGCTCTCAAATTAAAACGTGATTGGGACCCAAGAGAAGCAAAATTAAGATTACTATTTGAAGATTCTTGGAATCTAGAATCCCAACTTGAAGCATTCAATATGATCAGAAGTGATCCTGAATTAGCAGCTCGTTATGATCATAATGATGATGGAGAAGTCACTTATGCTGATTTCTTTGATACTACCAATTTAAATGGTGGTGCTGGTATGACAGATGATGAAGATCGTGTTGCTACAGAACAATGGTTAGG